CAATTTCAAAGTTGGTGATCCTGTTGAGTTCAGCGTTGTCAACAGCCAAACCGGCGGCGCTGGCACCGGCACCCTGCCTGCTGGCATCAGCCTGAGCACCACCTATTACGTCATTGCCTACGCACCGGCAACCGGCGTTCTTCAGGTCTCGGCTACCGCTGGCGGCTCCACCATCACCATCACTGACGACGGCACTGCAGCTGCTCCTAACGAGTTCCAAGTTGCTTACGCCGATTACGCCGCTGTTGGTCAGGTTCAGTCCTGGTCCTTTGAGATCAGCCGTTCTGAAATCGACGTGACCACCATCGGTCAAACCGCCGGTCAGTATGCACCCTTCCGTGCTTACATCCCTGGTTTCGCTGATGGCAACGGCACCGCCACGGTGTATGTGACCAACGAAGATTCCGCCCTGTCCAACCGGATGGTGGAGGACGTGCTGCAGCGTCAGCAAGTTGGTTGCGCCTTCAAGCTCTACACCGACAAGCAGAGCACTGAAGCCCTGAGCCGTTCGATCGCAATGGATGCCGTTCTGCTGACTGCCAGCATGAACATCAACCCTGACGACGCTCAGCAGGTTGAAATCACCTTCCGCCCGGCTGGTGTTCCTACCTTCGACTTCAGCACCTCCGCCTGATAAGCTTCCGCTGGAATGTTCGCCCCTGGGTTGCACCGGGGGCTTTTTTATGTCTAAAGTGATAACAAAGACCCCATTTTTATGCCTGCGCCTGCTTCGTCAGCCCTTGCCCGTCTGAAAAAGGCTGCAAACCTGACGCCCGTTAAGCGTGTGGTGACGTTGACTGATGGTTCGGAGTTTGAGTTTTACTCGGCACCATTGACCATGGCAGAGCGTGAACGCGCTCAGAAGATGCCTGGTGGTGATGACGCCAATGGTTTTGCGCTGAACCTGCTGGTCACCAAGGCCGTGGACGATGCCGGCAAGCGCCTGTTTCAAGCTGGCGAGATCGCTGAGCTGAAGAACGATGTGATGGACGCGGATCTGCAGGCATTGATGCTGGCGATCGTGACTAACCCTGAGGAAGAGGAAGAGATTGACATGAAAAGCGCTAAAGGCTGAACTTAAGAAGGACAACCTGCTGTTGCTGCAACTTGGGGTTGCCAAGGAGTTGGGCTATACGTTGGCTCGACTTAGCGCAGAGGTGACCCTTGAGGAGCTGCTGTTGTGGAGCGGATATTTTGACTTATTGAATGAAGAGCAGGAGCGTCAGTTAAAACGGCGCCGGTAGACTGCTTTTAACAAGAGGGTTGGGCCGTGTCTGTCGTCGCCAATGTTGCCGTCAATCTTGACGCTCGCAATGCGACTCAAAATGCGGCGCGGTTCAAAAAGGAGATGGATGGCGCGGCTAATGCCATCAAGCGTACTGACAGAGCTGCTGCCACGGCCACCGCGAATGTCCAACGTTTTGGCATTGCTTTTAGGTCGGTCCTAGGCCCTGTCGTCGCGGTTTTTGGTGCCGTTCAGCTTCTAAATAAAAGCCTGAACACTTTTGCTGATCGTCAAGCTGATACTGCGATATTGACTAAAGGATTGCAGAGGCTTGGCAAAACAGCTTCTGATATTGAAGCGCTTCAGAAGGCGGCTGATCGGCTAGGCAAACAAACGCTTTTTAATGAGGACGACTTTCGCCAAGGCTTTGCGCTTCTGACCTCTTTTAGAAATATTGGAGTTGATTCATACACAAGGGTTGCTAATGCCGCGGCTGACATTGCTGCGACAACTAAACAGGATGTCAACAGTTCGTTTTTGCAGTTAGCCAAAGCACTGGAGGATCCCGTGAAGGGCATGACTGCCTTGAGCCGTAGCGGGACGACTTTTACAGATCAGCAAAAAGATTTAGTAAAAGAACTTGTAGAAAGCAATCGTGCTTTAGAGGCGCAAAACTTTATTCTTACAGAAGTTGAAAAGCAATATCAAGGCAACGCTGCGGCGGCGGGATCCGCTGGATATGCCGGAGCCGTGGACTCGCTGGGTGAGGCAATGGCGGATCTTTCCGAAGTCATTGGCAGGACATTCGCGCCAGTTCTTCAGAATATTCTTCAAGATATTACGGCCATGGTTAATAGCTTCGTGCAGGGTTTGCAAAACATGGAGCGAGCTTATGCAAATTTCTTGATAAATTTACGCGGCAAAACACAAGCGGAACTACAAGCTCAAATAGCAAGAGCAAATGAAATCGTTGTTTACAACCAAGATCAATTAAGCAAGGCTGACGAGACAACCAAAGGCGGTAGACAAACGGCAGAGCAGCTAAGGAAAAAGATTGACGAAGCAAGAAAGGTTCGGGCAAGCCTCCAAAAAGATTTAGACAGGATGCTGGGGCTTGAAGCTCCGATAGCGCCGATCAATGCGACTGGGGCACCATCTGCCCTGCCAGGTACAACTGGCGGTAGAACTAAAAAGCAAAAGGATGAAGCTCAGAAACTGGCGGAAGAACTAGCCAAGTCCTTGGCGACAGGCGAAAAGCTTTTTACTCAATTCTCTCGTCAAGCTGTTTTGACTGGTGAGGTTTCGGAGATTGAGCGCAAGCGCCTTCAGATCCAATACGACTATCAGGACCGCGCTGAACAGATTGCAGAACTGAAGAATGCTGAACAGCGCATCAACCTGAGCATTATCAATGACGAGATCAAGAGATTAGAAACTAGACAGCTTGATTTAGAAATCCTGAGGGAACAGCTTGAGATATTTGAGAAAATTGCCGGACTTGATTTCAGCAAGCTTGAAGGGCTGGGCGAAAAAGCTTTCGGCAAAAGAGACATGCCGGATGGATTTGCTGCTGATCTTCCTCAGCTGGCTGGCAACAAAAATGCTGCAGGCAAAATCGCAGATGGATTAGCGCCAGAAATCAAAAAGCTTCAGGATGACTTAAATCCAATCAAGCTGGCAACTGAAACAATTACCCAGGGTGCATTTGCTATTGGCGACGCATTTAGCACTGCCTTTGGTGATGTCATAACCGGTGCAAAATCAACGCAAGAGGCATTGGCTGATGCGTTCCAAGCAATTGGCAAAGCGTTTATCAGTATGGCGCTTGAAATTATTGCCAAGCAGATGACCTTGATCATCCTGCAAACCATCTTCAATGCCCTTAGCGGCATGAGCAGTGGCACGGGTATTAAAGGGACAGAGGGTCTAGGTGAAAAAGCCTTTTCCGGTCCTGGTATTGGTTCGCAGGGCTTTACTCCGGGGCTTCAATTGTTTGCCGACGGAGGCTTTGTCACCGGTCCAACCAACGCACTGATTGCCGAAGGCGGGGAGCCCGAATATGTCATCCCGGCCAGCAAGATGCGTGGCGCCATGAATCGCTATGCGGCTGGCGCCCGTGGTTCCAGTGTCATTCCCGGAAGCGGCGAACAGGCCGGGGGCGAAATGGGCGGCGGCACTGCAGTGGCTGCACCAATCGACGTTCGCTACACCGTGGAGCGCATCAACAGCGTGGATTACGTCACCGCCGATCAGTTCCGTAGTGGAATGCAGCAAGCGGCAGAGCAAGGCGCCCGCCGAGGCGAACAGCGCACCCTTGCCAACATCCGTCAAAATACGACCACTAGGAGGAAGCTGGGTCTGTGAGCCACGAAATTGCCTTCGCCCAATACCTGACGTTCCGCACGGAATCCGGCAACGTTCAGTATCACTTTCAGAACTACTGGGTCAACGAAGACGCGCCGTACGAAGGCTCAACCTACGGATTCATGCCGTTTGCGTTTTCAGGTTTGACCGTTGCCAAGACCGGAGACAACCAGCCTGCCACTTTGGTATTTCCAAACAACAGCTTGAGCCGTGGTTGGGCTGAAACTGCTGTGGTCGAACGCTGGATTGCAAAGGTCAGCACTGTGGTGGTTAACCCCGACGACAAAACGGACTACACCGCAATCAGCACTTATGAATCTCAGATTGTCAGCGGCAACTGGGATACAACCAAGCTCGAACTACAGACTGCATCGGTCTTGGACGCTGTTGGCTCGGACGTACCACGCAAGCGCCTAACCAAGCGTCTTGTCGGCAATCTGCCTGTCACCGCAAGCGTTCGAGTGCAGTGATTGACCTAATCGGCAGGCCGTATCGCTGGGGTGCAGATGGCACGGACCCAGACGGAGCGCTGGACTGCATCAATCTGGTATTCACCGTGCTGGACCGTTTGGGCTTGGAGCACCCGACCCGCCGCCAGGATTGGTATGACGGCAAGCAGTATGCAATTGGCAGGGACTTGCTGAGCTGGTGTCGCCGTGTCGAAAAGCCTAAGTACGATGGTGACGTGTTGCTTTTACCGCAGGCCCCCACGACGTTTGCGGTGTTCTGGAGTCAAGGATGTCTTTACATCAATCAGCATCTTCAGGCGGTGGCATGGTGCCCTACCGACATGTTGCGGTACAGCCACTGCTTCCGTTTGAAAAGCGTCTGATTGAAGAGCTGGGTTGTAGCGAACAGGAATATCGCGCTTTCGTCGATCATGTAAGCCGTCAAAAATTTATTCGTCCTGCTGAATATGCAGGTATTCCAGATATTAGAAATGACGCCGGTCTGACTGTTGCGATTGTCAGTCTTGTTATCGGCTTGGCATCAACTGCGGCATCAATTTTTCTGGCGCCAAAACCACGTCAACCGCAACAAAGCCAAGCACAACGCCCGCAGTTCACTTCACAAGATCTGGGCAGCGTCCAAGGCTCAGACATTTTCACGCCGTCCTATGGCTTCAACTCCCTACAGGAGCTTGCTGCTTACGGCAATATCGTTCCAATCGTCTTTACCAAGCGCGAAACAAACTACGACGATCGCGGTGAATTTCAAAGCGGTGGTGTAGTCATTTCACCCACTTTGGTGTGGTCTCGCGTCAAGAGCTGGGGCACCTACCAGATCAGTGAAATCGTTGCGATTGCCGGTCAAGGTCCAATGGCACGTCCTGAGCTGGGCGGCATTTTCCTAGGCAACAACGCGCTCGACAACATTTTCAACGCTTACTTTGACTTCTACTGGAACGGCGGCTACGAAGCGCTGGGGGCGGGCAGTCGCCTTCGGATGTATAACCTGCGCTATGGCGAGCTGAGTATTGACGACGGACGCGGCGACGAAGAACAGGCGTTCTATGCACCAATCAAGGGTGCGACTAATCAACCTGCATTTAGCGGTGCATTTACGCCGTCCAACCAAGTCCGTTTTGGCGTTTACTC